CGCGCTTGGCTGCTGTCGATTTTTAACGCAAGTTCGGCGATATCGGTCATGTGCGCGTCCTTCTGTCTAGGCTATTCGCCCGTTATCACCTTGAGCGCCTTCGTCGTCTGCGCGTCGAATATCTCAAGGTCACGCTTGGACTTGGGCCAGTCCCACGGCGCATCCGTGCTGCGATTATTAGACCGCCCGTATTCGGCCACATAGGCGTTTGAAGCTATGAGGGCCGCGTCCACTTCATACGGCGACATGAGACCGCAGGTTGCGGCGACAAAGTCCATGATCTGCCCGGCGCTAATGCCCTGCCTGCCGCCCATTTCCATCGGGGCGCAAAAGCCAACGCGCTGTAGGATATATGCCGCGTCGTGAAGGCCACTTCGATCGGGCAGGATATGGGGCGCGTTGTCCAGCTGCGCCCAACGCACGGGAGCCTTTTCAGAGTCCGCGCATTGCAGCCAAGCAAGTTGACGCGCCCACAATATCAGGCGGTCTTTGTCGCCTTGGTCTTTTTTCCCACTGCGGTGATCTCCAGATCAACTGATGTGCGCAGATGCTCAAGCGCGGCAAAAAGGGCTGTGCAGCTTTCAAGGCTGAACACAACCGGCTTGCCATTGTCTTTCAGGTTCCAGCTGTCGCAGCAGCGCGCCAGCAGTTCGGCTGTGCGCCCATCCCCCTTGAGGATTTCCGCGTCAAGCTCGTCCTCGGTCATATCGCTGTCAGCTTCTGCATCGGCCTTGTCTGCCCGCGTCGATTTAATCTGCATCTTGCGCACAGCCTTCTTGAACCGCGTGCCGTTGTACGGGTGCATTGTCAGCTCAAGCTGGCCATCGCTGCCGTCTTTGAAGCCAAATGGCTTGCAGAGAAATGACTCAAGGCTTTCGTCGATTACTGCGGGCTGGCCGGTCAGTTTTGCAAAGTCCGTCATGTGATAAATTCCTGTGGTTTTGGTTAAAAGGCCGCATTGGTTAACCACGCCAATGCGGCCCTATCCGTCAAACGCCAGGAGGAAAGAAACCAGCGCGTCGGGATGCTTACGCAGCGACCTTGATGTGCTTGCGATAGAACTCAGCCGCGATGGTGGCCATCAGCACGCTGCCGATTGCCGCGATTGGCGTGTAAGACGTGATGATTGCGAGGCGGTAGTAGACATCGCCATTTGCAAGCGTGAACTCCAAAGCTACTTTTTTGGTAGCATCCGAAGTGGCGTCCGCCGCCGTTTCAAGGGCAACTTGGCCCGTGTCAGCGCCGTCATAACCAAACATCAGTTCGCCAGCGCCAGCGCGTAGCATGTCAACGATTTTCGTCTCTTCGCCTGTAGAAATGTCGTCAAAGCTGGCAGTATCGAAAACACCCGTCATAGAGGGCGGACCAGATAGCTTACCGCAAGCAATGTAGGTCATTCCGGGAAAACCTGTTGATGCGTCGTCGTCGTGAGTTGTGGGCAGGGTGGCAGAAACGCCAACCGTGATGCCGACAGATGATTGCAAAGCCATGAGAGGCTCCTTCACTGATTGGGATGATCCCGGCCTAACCCCGCTCAGGGAAGCGACCCGCCGGGAAGGCCGCTATTCTTGGGCGCGCTGGATGCCGTCTTTGAAGCCGACCTGGATCTCGCCGTTTATTTCTGTGATGTGTGCAACCGTGCCGCTGAAGTTCTTGCCGCCAGTTGTCTGAAACTTGATCTTTGTGCCAACCTCGGGGGCCTCGCCCTCGGTGAATAAGCATGGCCCAGTCAGGATGCCGACCTTTGCGGGCTTCACGTATCCGGTGATTGGCGCGTAACTATTTTGGGCCGCCAGAGAGGGTGTTTTTTTCTTGGTCATGTCGGGGTTCCTTAGCTGTTGAGTGCCGAGTAGCGGATCGTCAGGGGAACGCGCCAATCTCGGTCATCAAGGAACCCGCTAGCGATATTGGCGGGCTGTTCAATTGTGATAAGCCCGCCGGTAATTGGAATGGTCAGCGCCTGCGGAAACAGAGCTGAGACGGCATCGGCATAGTCATTGGCTGCATCGTCGCCGTCGCCAAACTCGACCACCACCACGACGGCCATCACCCCCGTTTCCTGGATCACATCAGCCGACAGCATCGGGCCGGTGCGGGTCTGCGAGGGGAATAAAACCTCAAAATATGGGCGGGCCATTGCGCCTTGCGGCTCATATGCAGGCCAAGTGCCGAGCAGGCCCGTGCCACCCGCCGCAAGTCGCCCCGTGAGTGCGTTGTTTATGTCGCTGCGCTTCATCCCAGTTCCGCCCTTGCTTTTCTGACGGCGCCCTTGACGTAGCCCTGCCAACCCGCTGCCGCGACATCGATCCAGTACGTGCCGGGCACGCCGTTTGCGCCGTAGTGGACCGCCTCGGCGTATTCAGCGCCGCTGCCCTTGCCACCCCATGCAAACCTTGCCGTGTCGCCTGCCGTCATTTGCCCTGCGACAAAGGCGAAGCTGGTCGCGCCAGAGATTGCCGTGCTGCCGTTCAGGCTCGACTGTAGCGACGAAGCCAGGGCGTTTAAGTCGCGCGGGATCGTGCCTTTGACCCGACTGCCACCGCGATTGATGCCCGGCACGATTTTGATGTCAGCCACCAAGTCATTTGTGGCTTGCGAAACTACCGCGTCCATAACCTTTTCGGTCTTAGTGACCCACTTGGGAAGGTCAGCGAAACTGTACGTGGTCACATCAGCGCCCTTGTTTGCGCCAGTTCTTCCGGCGTCAGGCGCTCGGCCAAGCCCTTGATAAAGTCAACGCGAGGCCTCACCACACAGCGGCAATTCACCACCTCAGACGCGGGCGCGGACTGATCGCCAGGATACATCATTGCGAAGCCGCCAATATCAAACGCCTCGCCTTGCTGGCGTATCTGCCCATCTGCTGCGCGGTGACTGTCGCGCGTTGCGCTGTCGCCAGCGGAATCCCATTCTCGTGTGATGGCCCCCGGCGCTATTTGCCCGCTGTCCTGCATTTGTTGCAATCCCTCAGCCTGTGCCGCGTGAAGGCTGCCGAGCAGTTCGGTTCGTGCGATTGTTTCGCCACGCAGCCTTTGCAGCCGCCCGGTGTAGCGCGCCGTGATCCGGGATATGTCTGCCGCAGATACCGGCTTGCCCGCTTTGATTGCCCGACGCACCAGACCGTCGAACCGCTTGTCGCGCAGCTTGCGGCTGAAGTATCCTGCATCCAGATTGCGCAGATCATCGGCCATGTTGCGAACAAACGCTGCCTTCTGGCTGTCCAACCCAACAATTCCGCCCGTGCGCACGCCGCCGGGGCCAACGCGGCCCACCAGATCCAGCGCCGCTGCCCGTGGTGACGTCCCTCGCGTGATGGCGTCCGTCAGTGCTTCGCGCACCGCTTCAACAGTGCTGGTGGTGATCTCTACGATCTTATCGCTCGAAAACTGGCGCAGGATTGCCTCGGCGCGAAGGTTGCGGCTGTCGAAGCGCCCTGTCACCTTGACGCCCTGCCGCGCGCCTGCCGCTTTGACAGCATCAATCGTGAAGTCGCCGCCCACGAGGTGCGCGGCCCTCAGCGCTTCATCCAGCGGCCTGAAATAGCTTGCCCCAAGCCCGATAGCGGCCAGTGCGGCCCCTACGTTGCCAGCGCGAATTGCGGCCTCTAGCGCGGCGATTTGCACGTCGCTGCGAATGTTGGCGAGGGCTTGGTCAAACGCCTTGCGAACGCTTGGTTCCAGTTCGTCCAGCAGGTCTAGGAGGGTTTTGCGACGTGCCATTTAAGCTACTCGCGCATCATGCAGAGCTGCAATGCCTCGTCGGCAGTAAACCCTGCGCGCATTGAAGCATCGTAATGAACCTTGCGAACCGTAGCGAATAGGTCAGCCCTGCGTACTTCATCGGGCATAGAGGCCTTAGCCGCTTGATATAAGGCGTCCATCTCTGCCGACGCGATGAGCTTGTTTCCTTCGTAGATCATGGGTTGGTTCCTTCCATGCGAAACGACCCCGCTTGCGGGGCCTGTGGGTTGAGTTGTCGTGTGGTTTATCGGGCGTTTTTCATGGCATAGAACGCGACCAGCCAAGCCATTGCCATCAGTGCGCCCTGCTCAAATGCCGCGCGCTCTAGGGCGGCGCAGGCCTCGGGGTAATCATCGTAGATGGTGCGTGTCACGCCCTTGCCCATATTTCATACATCAGATCAATGCCGCCCGGCTTAGGCGGTTGCACGCCGTATATCTGATAATCAAGGCCCTGAACACTAATTCTGTCTGATACCGCTGGAACCACAGCGCCAACCCCTGCCATGATTTTAATGTCGGTCGCCAAAATAGCCGTGCCTTCGCGTTCTTTGTTGCTGAAGGTGCCTAGAACAACATTGAAATTATGTGTGACTTCAGGGCCATATACAGGCTTGTTGTCTGGTCCGGTCTTGACGCCCTTGCGCTTGATAATGCCGATCGTGCCGACTTCCGCCAACGCAGCGTTTATATCTGTTGCGACGGCGTTCCAGTCTTCGCTCATACTTTATAGGCTCCGATGTAGGTCCGCATATATCGGCGCAACAGAGCATCAATGACTGTGCTGACCGGGGTCGCCGCCGCCGCACCTTGCAGTCCACTATCGCGCAACGTCCACTGGATCGCGTCAACTTTGGTCAACGCTTTTTGCTGATCTGGCGTAAATGTCTGCGACCAAAAGCCAGGCGTTGCTAGCTCAAGTGTTGCCGCTTCATACACGGCATCATCAACCCCGTCGCTTGTCGCACCATAGGGGGACATAAAGTAATTCACATAGCTGCGTGTGACGTGCCTTTGCCCGCGCACCAATGCCGACGCGCTGGCGGCATCATCCGCAACCGTATCGCCAGCGGCGGTGGCGTATGCAATCCATCCGGCGATAGTTGCGGTCATTATTTCGACTTCGGCGCTGGTCCGCCAGGCATCTGTGGCGCGTCCTCGTTTACGGCGCCCTCTGCAGGGTTGACGATCATTGCCTTCGCTTGATTTGGCTTGGCTTTGATGATGCGCGCCTTTCCGACCAAAGCGGCGGGCAGTGTGTCGCCAGTAATATCGATCACTTCACCAACACCAACTTCATTACCAGCGGCGTTAAAGACACCTTTTTCTGTAATTTCCGCTTTCATGGCTATTTCCTTTGCTTGGTTAATCTTAGTAAAGGGGCCAGCAATGCCAGCCCCTCAAGAAGATTAGGCAAGTGTCGAGTGCGCCACGCCGCAGTTG